CGATTGCAGGATATTCAGTTTCAATGCGGAGACTATGAAGAGTTATATTCTGATAGGATTGACTGTTTATTCTATTGTGATATTCCATACAAGAACACAAAGCAGTATGGATCAAGTAAGAATTTTGATTATGACAGATTTTGGAACTGGGCTGAAAAGATGAGCGAAAAGAATATTGTGCTTGTTAGTGAGCATGAAGCACCTTCAGAATGGGAATGTATTTGGAAACAGGAAGTTAATAGAACTATTGATAATAATAAGAGAGTAAAAGCTGTAGAGAAATTGTTTGAGATAAGAGAATAATATAGTGAGGTGAATGAGATATGAATATGTCTGAATTGATTGGTAGAGAAGTAAAAATTGGCAACAAGGAAGGTGAGATAACCAATGTATTAGGTGTTGGTTATGAAGTAACATTCTTCAATGTTGCTGATGGTAGAGTATTTATTGATGCAAGAGATATTTATGATTATCTTGTTTAATGAAACGGAGGCAAATAAATGGCTGATAAATTAATCAATAAGCAATTGGTAGACATTGACGAATTATTGCAGTTTCTATCAGATAATGGATTTGATATTGATGATGGAGTTTGGAATAAACACGAAATATCTTTAAGAGAGTTATTTGACGAGTACAAGAAGAATACTATTCCAGATGTAGAAATTGGACAGACTGTATGGATTATTAGCAGAGATTATCAGGATGTATATTCAATCAAAGAATGTCATGTACATAAGAAACAGATTAGAGCAAGATATACGTTTTCTGTAAGAGGTAGACATTATTATTGCGGAACTTTCACGAAAAACAGTATTGGCAAAACTGTATTCTTTTCAAAAGAAGCTGCTATTGAGTCATTAAAGGGTAAAGAATATAAGTTGGAAGAGTGGACTTGAAACTCGCATTTCTTTTTAAGAAAGGAGAATAACAATATGGGACAATTAATTGATAAAGCAGTATTACGAAAAGAATTGTCCAAGCTGCCATCTGAAATGGGCTTTGTAAGAAAGTCAGATGTGATGCAAATTCTTGGCAACCAGAAATGTGCTTATGATGTAGACAAAGTTGTAAAAGAATTAGATGAATGGACTTTCAATGCAAATATAGACATTGGTGACGGTACTATGATGAATCATAATTTAATTGTAAGAGATAATGCTGTTGATATTGTGAAGAAAGGTGGAGTAAATGAGTAATCCAACACATAGAGAAGAAGTAAATCTTTACGAAGCAATTCAGAAATCATTTCCTAAAATCCTCATTAAAGACTTAGCAGAACACGAAAGAATTTGCCCTATCTGTAATGGTCTTGGAATGAGAATTGAAAATAATATTTATGGTATCAATGGTGATGATTCTGAAGCTGGTAGACGAGAATATTTCCCATATAAGCATCAAGCATTTTCGTTCTGTCGAAGTTGTTTCAATGGTGTACAGAGATTATGTCCTTATTGTGGACAACCATATAAGAATCAAGGATATACGCATTGTGACTGTGAAGGACAGAAGAAAGCTGATGAAGAAGAGAAAATAAAGAAGTGGAACGAAAAGGTTTCTAAGGCAGTTCCAGTTGATGAAAAAGATGTAGACACAATGCTTTACTGTGAGGAATTTGATGAGTATTACGATACTATTGATGATTTCTTTGATGATTATTTTGGGCGTTATACAGATGAAGAATTTAATGAAGATAGTAGACCTAAGATGTTATGGGTGTGCAGCGTGGAGAAGATTCATATTGATGCTGATGATGTAGTTGACAATGCTTGTGAAGAGTTACATGAAGATGCTTATGAGCAATGTGATATTGGTAGTCTACAAAATCTGTTGGATGTTTGGTGTAAAGATCAGACAGGAACTACTACATATTATCCTTGTTATGAACAGTATGTAGAAATTGATTGGGATGAGTTTGAAGGAGAATAATACCATGAAGAAACAAAGAAAACCAAAATGGGGTTATCAAATTGATAAATGCCCTATCTGTAAAGCAAAAACATTTGAGTATTGTTCTTATTCTGAATTCGGATGGGGAACAGTAGAACAGCATGGAAGTTGCAGCAGGTGTGGTTTTATAGTTGAACAAGCATACTCACCAACATTTTGTTGTTTTTGGGATATTGAGAAAGGATTCAAACATCCAAACGGAACATATTATGCTAAAAATGTTAAAAAGCATAAAAGAATAAGAAGAAAACTTGGCATCAAAAATACGGATTATGAGATTAACCCAGAGTGGCTTAACTACATTTAAAGGATGACAAGAAACCTGTCTTTCATTGGGTTGTGAAAATTAAGTAAAGAATACATAAGTGGAGGTGAAAGTCATGTTTGGTTATGTTAAAAAGAAAGAATATGATGAAGTATACAGCTATTACAAGGCAACATTGAAACATATAAAAGGATATCAGAAACTTCTTGAAGAACAAGAAAAACATACAGAATTAGAGTACAAACGAGCTGAGTATTGGAAAGCTAAAGCATTATATCCTAATTCAGAGCCATATGTCGAAGGTGATATGGAGACGATTAAATACATCAAGAGTTAAGAAGGAGAAAATATGAGAGTAGCATTAACAGGTCATAGACCTCAGAGATTAGGATTACCAGAAGATGAATTGGATATTAAATGGGCAAAAATAGGTCATTGGATTTTTAATCAGATTTTAGATGTTTCTGATATTTATTGCGGAATGGCTAATGGTTCAGATATTTTAATTGGTTTAAATGCTTGTGTTATCAAAGAGAGTTATAGAAGTATCTCTGAAGAATTTGAAAAGAGTAGAGATTTAAAATTACACTGTATTTTACCTTGTAAGGATTATAATTCATCAAATAAATATTATAACAAGCTCAAAAACGAAGCAGACGAATGGATTGAATTAGCTGACGAATTTTACAAAGGTTGTGACAATGTAAGAGATCAGTATATGGTTGACCATTGTGATGTTTTGCTTGCAATTTGGGATGGTAATAAATCAGGTGGCGTATGGTCAACCATTCGTAAAGCTCAGAAAGCTGGTAAGAAGATTATTTATTGTCCTAAAGAGATTTTGAGTGGAGAATAATTAAGTAGAATGTAGTCCCAAACGTTATATAACAATGGGATAGAGGTTACGGTTCTTAACCAGTTACTTATGGTAACAAATGGTCAAATTTAACGACCAATGAATCCGACATTTCTTCTCATAAAAGAGAGAATAAGTATATGTAAGCAGTAATAAAAAAAATCAATAGGAGGAAATTAAAATGATGAACAATTTTTTAAATGGTATGTTTGGTAAGGTAGGAAGTGGAATGTGTAGACTTTCCATGAATGGTGGTATTGCAGTTAAGACAGCAAGTGGATATAAAACATATAACATCAAGACTGGAAAGCTTACAAATTGTAGTAACTTTGTATTTGATATTGGCGAGGAGTTCTTTTTCGTAATTC